GAGCTGTTGAGAACCAAGTCGAGAACCGTTCGGCACACATCTCTGACATATGGACACAGATCCCTGCGAATAAGCTGAAGACCCTTGACGTCAACTTTCTGAAAAACAATCTCTGAGCCATTCTTCTCATACATCTTCGCTGCATAGCGTTTCTTAGAGTACAGAAAATAAGGACAGTAAACCTTTTCTAGCTCGAGATCATTTGGCGCCTTGAACAACTTTGTACACTGCTCAGCTGCAAGTTCGCCTTGTTGCCATGCGTAATCAATCGCCTCTTGGCCTTTGCGACCCTGAACATCAAACTCAACCATCACTGAATCAGTATCTCCATACCTGACATGAGCCCCCTCAAAATGTTTCTCGACATAATTCTTCGTCTCCTCAATCATCTGACGTCCGCGCATCGTCACAGTACTTGCGATAGCCACCAGTGGTAGTATACCACCGCCAGTCGCACCAGTAAACCCATAGACTGAATTCATACTCACCTTGTACGCGAGCTGCTGACCATTGTAGATTGCCTCCATCGGTGTTCCTTTGTGTTCAGCCATCAGTCGCTTCGCCTTTTCGCGAAACTCTTTCAGCTCAGTCAAGAGTTCCACTAGAGGCCCTGAGACTTGGGCAAACTTGTGCGGACCAAACTGCTCATACTGAACACCAGGCAGATTGTCATACTTGGGATCCATGACGAGCGTCGAGTAGCAGAGATTGTGAGCCATCATGATGCTCGGGTACAGGCTCGCAAAGTCAAGTGCCGTGATTGGGTTGTAATATGCACCAGTCTGAGCATCCAGCACAGTTGCACCCTCAAATTTCTCTTCTGATTTCTTGTACGGAATAGTCGGAATCAGAAAACCGAGCTCACGAGACTTGCGAGCCAACTGACTGAAGACTTTGATTTGCTGGCCTCGCTCTGAGAGGTAAGAGAGCGGAACCCAAGTCGCCTTGGCCATCTCGATGAGGTTCTCAAGTGTCCGGAGCTTTGTCATGAGCTTGTGAGGAAGAATCGTATCCTGAATGCAGTAGTCTGCAACCAGATCCAGACCATCTTGTTCCTTGTAGCGTCTGAAAATCTCCTTGACTGGCATGTCATTCTTCTGGTCGTGAAGAATGACCTTTGAGACGTTATTCAGACTGTACGACTCGAGCTTGTGTTCGCGCTTCACCTCGTGAAAGAGATCCATGACATACCGGCCAGTCATTGGGACGAGCTTCAGTATGTTAGACCCAAGTGCACCACTTGCAAGCTTTTTCTCCACAAGCTGCACAGACTCGCCTTTGTTGCGACCCCAGACATAGGCATCCGGTACACAAACCTTCAGACGCTTATAAAGATACTCGAGATCAAAACCGAAAATGTTCCAACCAGTCACAATGTCCGGATCGAACAAACGAATATCTTCAGAAAAGTACTCGAGCATCTCCTTTTCAGTCGCAAACCATGTATGTCCAGGAGTTTCTTTTACGCAAAGGCATTTCTTGATAATAATGTCATCGCGCACCTTGACAGTCATTCCAATCTGAAACACTGGATCCTTTTCAGGGTCCGGGAATGAGCCATCTTCTGAATAACACTCGATATCGAGCGACAAGACTCTCAGAGGTGCATTGTACTCAATCTGAGCAGGCTTCAGACTCTTCCATTCCTGGCACCACAGGTCGATATTCGTCTCGTGTGTAAAGTTTGGAATACAAAGAGGCCCAGAGTCAATCCAGCCTGCAGACTGAATGCCTGTCCGGTGCATAAATCTCAGAATCGGATCAATGTTCCCTTCGTAGACATTCTTGCGGTTCCACTGCGCCTTTTTGAAAGCTGCAAAGGTGTCAAAGGTGAGCTTTACAAACGATTGCTTTTTGCCATTCTGAAAGCCCCAGATATCCTTGGCTTCGACGTGACTTGTTTTAAACTGTTTAAGTGTTGCAAGGTTGTTTGTGCGTACAAAGAAATAAGGTTGAAAGATACACGATAGGGCAACAGAATCACCCTCTGCTGTTCTACCGTACATAGTGATTGTATATTTTTCATCAATGTCTCGGGCATCCCAGGCAATAACCTGAAATAGCACCATTAATTTATTAGGCCCTGAAAACTCTAAATACCAGTCACCTTGTAAAAGGTTTTCTGGAGCGGAATCTCAGTCACCTCAGGCTTTTCGTAGCGCTCAACAACCAGCTGTGCGATCCGAAACCCTGGGTGGAATGTAAACTGGTTGAACAAGTCTGAGTTGTACAAGACAACCTTGACTTCACCAGAATGATCTACAATATCAGACATTACCATGAGCCCGTGCTTGATTGCAAGGCCTGGGCGCGAAGAGATGCGTCCGTATGTCCCCTCAGGGAACTTGAGAGTAATGCCCAAAGGAACCACTTGGCGCTGACCAGGCTTGATGATGCCATGGGTGCTCGCGACCAGATCATAGCTTGCGCCTGCAGCAGTCTCAATCAGAGAGGCATCAGTGAAAAGACGTTCAACCTCCATTGTTCATGAAGAGTTCAACTTCTTTATGATATTGTCACGAGTCTCATCGAGTGGATAATCGTTGTGTATGAAAATCTCATCCCACCAGTACTTTCTTGGCCTCGCTCGGAGCCATCGAACACCTTTGTATGTTGTGTTACATCTCATAGAGATATCACCCTTGTTCATGTACTGTCTGAAACGAAGACCTCTGTACTCTTTTGGTTCCAAGAGAAATATTGAACCGAATGTAACCATGTTCAACTTGTGACTCTGAGGATGACGTCCGAGATGATACACAATCTCAGCACATACATATCCTCCATATGAATGAGCAATCACATGAACACTCTGAACAGATGGATCATCAAGTGATACTTCAACTTCTCGTAGGACTTTTTTTGTATATGAATCTAGAATTTCCTTACGACCAAAACATCTCATGCCTATGTTTGTAACTGTTTGATTCAGATTCTTGTTGCATCTCTGATAGTACACGACATCACCTATAGTTTTTTTCTTGTTTCGCTCTCTGCATCCAATGCCCCAGAGACCATAGAGATGATGTACCATACTATTTGTCCAGAAAATTGTACCCCTTGACATAGAGTTTCATCTTGAGTATTTCATCAGCCTTGAAATCCATGAGGTTCGTATTTCCTAGATTCACTACAAATGTTGGATATGGATACACTTTACGCATCTTCAGAAGTGTCTGAAATACAAGTTGCATATATGATGTCACATCTGATATGACAAATGAATCATCATATTTGATTCTCAATATCATGACATCATCTTCACCTAATAGATGACCACATGGTGCAGTCTCAGTTACTCCTCCATCAAAATAAGTCCATGGGCCATGTTTGAAGCTTGAAAATATAATTGGAACTGATATCGACATGCACAAGGCGTCAACAATTGACATCTGAGGATGAGTCACCACTGAAAAGTAGTGAGTCTGGGCCAACTCGACGCAGTGAGCAGCTATGTATATTTTGCGAGGAAATTTCTTGTACACTTCTTCGAATGTCATATCAGGAACACAAGTAAGTACAACTTCACGTATCGTCTCAGGAGGAACAAGTCCATAGTTTGTCAAAAGAGACTTGAGTTGTGGCCGGAGACGATCGATGGGAACCTTGATACTTTCAGTGAGTATTCTTTGAAAATCAAAGTCGTAAATGGCAACCATACACACAAGCAATGCTCCGGCTGAACTCCCAGAGAGGGTCTCGAGCTTCTTCAGTGAACCTTCATCCCAGAGCCGACTGAGTGCCCCCAGGAGTGCAAAGTACCCAAGAGCTCCTGGCCCTATTGCCAGATGTTTCATACTATTAATCGGAAGGCAATATCATACGAGAAAACGCATTCACGAGCATAAAGACCCCTGTGTCATAGTAGATGGAACCCATAGATGGTAGGATAAAGAACACTGTCGAGGGAAGGAGGATATCAGTCTTGCTGACTGTCAGGTTGGTCAAGACTCGGAGTGATATGTAATATGCAATCCCAAACAAGAATGTCATAGAGTACTTGTCAAGCGGAACAAAGAGATGCAGGAGTATATACACAAACGCGGGCAGATACACCTTCTGACTCGTCAGATCAGGGAGCATTACTATTCTCTGACAGTTTTAATTGACAGTATTTGTGGAACGTCATTGGAGCTCGAAGATACCAAGACTCGTAATAGTCCCGAATCTCCATGTACTCGTCGAGGAGCAATTCGCTGTGCCAGTCTTGCCAAGATTCTGGATCAAGAGGCTCCTGAAACTCTTCATCCTCAGAGTTGTATGCGAGCTCGTCTTCATTCCAGATGGTCTTGGGTGTGTAGTCGCTGAGACCAAAGGATATGTTTTTGTAAACCATTGTATATTTAGTCACTATAAGTTTTAAGTACGGTACAGACCGCCACAAAGTCGGGATAGTCAATCTGGAACTGCTCTAGAAAGTCTGGTCGATGAACAACCAGATGTGTAAACTCAAACTTGGTAGCCTCTGTAATCTGGCTGAGCTTTACTAGATTCAGCTCATCGTCTGGGTGATGATTTCCGTCAGACTCTTTGAGCTGACCACTAAACATGATGATATTACGTTCAGTGACCCACGCATTACACGCCTGAATCTGGCGCTGACTCAGTTCGGCATTCACCATAAGGCAGCGTAAAAGACGCGCATCAGGCTGAATGACAACAAGCTTGTCTGTTCGGCGATGAAGACTGACTGAATATGTTCCGTAGCCACCAAGCTCGAGGACACAGCTTCCTTTCGGAATACTATCAGCAAGCTCAGCAATCTTTTCGAGATCAGGTGTCACAGGTCCCACGAACATTATTTTAATAAGTTCATAATGCTTTAAACCAGAGTGAGGGTGTCTCTCTGGACCTGTGGAGCTGCATCAAGGATAGCCTGGAAAGCACCCTCGGTACGCACAACATCCCCGCCAAAATAAGTTCCTAGACCAGTCTTGATCACCTCTTTGGTGATTGACCCCTTGCCAGTCTTGACACTGTACTTGACCTTGTTCTTGTTCACATTCACTGAACCAATATCCTCCTGAGCCATGTACTTTTTGATAAACGTGCGGAGCTCCTTTTCACGCTTATTCAGGACGCCAATATCCTTGCGAGCCTCGACGAGCTGTTTCTTGAGATCAACCCAGTTGGTCATTGCAGACTTGAAGTTTTCGGTGACATCCTCCATTGTTCATTCAGGTTGCATATCTTTTAAACCATATATACAGGTCCTTTGCCAACTGTGCTGCCTGGAACTGCAAATACAGGTGGTTGTGCCGTATTTATATTCACAGCAAGTGGAAGCTCACGTTCCTGTGCATTCACAGTACTTGTTTTCTTACCAACCTGTGTTACCATCCAATTTCCTGGCGGCATACCATTTACGGACATTAGGGCTTCTGGAGATTTCACCGGGCGACGATAATTACTGGTGGTTGGAGGCGCCGACATTGGAGAAACTGGGGGACGGATATCAACAGGTGAGTTCTGCAGATTGGTTGGGTATCTAGTCTGAGCAGATCTTGAGTTCATGTGCGGCGAATTACCCATTAGATTGTTTCCTGGGACTTTGCGTTTGGGACGGTAAGTAGATGCTCTTTGGGAACCCTGACCATAAATTCTCCATGCGTCGGCAGTCATTGTATCCGGACCAGCTGGTGCAGTGCCATATGCAGGCAATTGCTGGGGACCTGGCATTGGTGGAGCTCCATAAGAGCTGGATGAAGCAAACCAAGCCACTAGTAGAATAATACCTAGTATCATAAGCTCTCTCTGAGACATTTGTATATGCATCGAAAAAAATCTAGTCGAGATAGTCTTCATCATCTGAATTGTCGTCAGCAAATAGATACTCTGTACTCTTGGACTTTTTCGGTTCCTTCACCTGAAGTATTTTGAAAATTGGTCCAAATGAGCGCTTCAGGAACCAGACACCTGACAACTCGACAATCACATCGGCCGAGGACCACTCGGAATCTTGCTCCTTTGTCCAAAACTTGGTGAGCACCTTGCCCTTGGCCGTCTGGAGCGCAGCCTCAAAGGTGCCTGAAGACAGAGAGCTCTGGAAGGCTTTCTCAATAGTAGCCTCTGCAATCTCGCGGCCAAACCAAGACTGGCTATTCTCCTTGGCTTTCTTGATAATCTCAGCCTCGAGCGCCTTGACTGAATCCGTCTGAGTGTCGCTCAGTGTCAGCAGAATTGGCTTGCACATGAATGAATCAACTTTGACATTGTTTAGCTGAAGACGAGAGCCCGAAATCTTCAGGTAATAGCGACCGTCAGGAACCTTGACTGGTGAACCAAACTCCATTTGTCACATGTGTAGACTTTATTATCGGGTTAAAGACGCAAGGCTCTGGTAAAGTACAATGGCTACTGTTGAGGAACTGATGGCACTTATGGATGAGCAGTTTAAGGAGATTAAGGCGATTCGCAAGGATCTGCGCAAGATTCGTCAGCACATCGAGGACCCAACCGGTGAAAAGGCGGCTCTGCGTTCCCAGAACAATGGCT